CTTACGTATGAGCCTGATTACCCTCTGGTCGCCGATCCGATGCTCTGTGAACCTGATCAGCCATTCGTGGCTCACCCTGTCAAAGAACTGACTGATGTCGGCATCCAGTACCCAGTTTACGTTAGTGCGTACCAGCCCTGTGGCCAGTGCGTCCAGTGCATCGTGCTGGCTTCGCCCGGGTCTGAACCCGTATGAGAACCCCATAAAGTCGTTTTCATAGACTGCGTTCAGGATTTTCACCAGCGCATACTGGACGATCTTGTCCTCCAGCGAGGCGATGCCGAGCGGGCGTTGTTTTCCATCCGCTTTTGGGATGTAGTGACGCCTGCCGGGCTGCGCCCTGTAGCTGCCCTGATGTAGCCTCCGGTGCAGATCTGTTATGTTGTTCTTCATGTTTCCGGCGTAGTCCATCCACCTGATGCCATCCACTCCGGCGGCCGCTTTCCTGCTCAGGGAGAGGAATGCGGCTTCCAGTGCTTCGACTGTCAGCAGGTGGAACAATGCTGTAAACCGTTCTTTCTTCCGCTGCTTCGCAGCTTCCCGCACGCGTGACAGCCTCTGTGACATGCTTTCCCGGCTCTGTGTCCGGCGCATGTGTGGCTGTTCCGCGTTCCCCTTGGCCCCGCTCCTTCGCTCCACTGACTCCGCTCCTTTCGGGTTGTTCGCCTGCTTCGCCGCTACTATGAGCGAGTCCGACTTCTCCTCTCCGTACATCACCGGCTATGACTCCTCGTCTTCCCGGTGCGGGCCATCCCCGACACTGGCAGATGGTCAGAGGGGAGATCTCCCGGTTCCCGCGTAGAGATCGTATTGACATGCCAGGGTCTCAGACCCCGCCGGGTCCATGTGGCACTCGCAGTATCGCACCCTATGATGTTGCCTTCCGTTAACAGTACAACGTCGGCACCCGGTAATTTAATATACATTTCGTGGCTCAATGGCTGGCCTGTCAACACCCCTGTCAACGCTTCACCCCATACCTCGCGGTATGCAACGCATGACTCGGGGACCTTGTGGATTGCTGGTCCTTCAATGGTCGGGGACTTTCACCCCTTGATCTCTACCGGTCTCCCGGCGCACACTGTTTTTATATACAGTAGTTTTAACAGGGCGACATATCAATATAGGCTCTGGCTATCAATTTACGCCATTGACGTAACACATTGATGTAACGAGTAAGGTTAGTCTGAAAGTGTTTTCAGGCCTTAGCTGTTTGATGCTTTTGCGAACAATGCGAGATTAAAATTTTTCAGCTATGGCAATGCCTTCATAGCAAATTGTTCACCTGCGATCTCTTGCATACGGTTCGCAGGTGAGCAAACTTAACCGGCTGGAAAATATTTATAAATCGTCTTCACCCCCTCCTATCACATAGGCCGCCGATCCAATGTTTTAACTGCTCAGACCAGAAATATCTGGAAGCTTTAGGCATCTTCTTGGAAGATAGATGAGCGCAAAGACGCACACAGCAATGATGTTATGTAGTATTTTCCCCTTGAGTGTGCCTGCTCAAGGGGATTTTTTATCGCCGTATTGTACTGGCAAATATTTGTAAATCGTCTTCACTCCCACGCCTGTCACATCGGCCGCACGCTACTGGACAGGCGCTTAGTCCGGTATGTTTCTCGCGCTACTACTGCTTACGTTAACGTCTGGTAATGATCTAGCGGCGCGACGTAAAGCGGCGTTGAAAGCAATTATAGTGACCGGCCGGCGTTGGTACTTCACACGGTTAGAATGGCTCTGAAATAAAAAAACATCTTCTGGATAGCGTTCTCTTCTACGAGCAATGATCCCCTCCACTGGAGGGGTTGATTCAACACGTAGCTCCTTCAGGTGACCCTGTTTTCGTATCAGTATCAAGCCATCATCAATATCATCATATCGAATACTCAGCAGCCTTCCAGCGCTTAAACCTGTGTGAAAAATTAACGCCCACAAGTCTGCCCATGTATCTGAGATGGAAACAAGATTGCTGTTAATAGTTAAAAATTGTTCAAAACTTATTGTTTTCTTACCGTTCACGAACAAACCAAACTGTTTTCAAAACTGAAAGTACTTATTATCTCAAATGTTACATATCACGGGAAGGGCAGGAATCCTTGATCGCGGACGGCAGCAGGAAAGTATTTGTAGATCGTCTTCACCCCCACCCCTATCACATCTGCGATCTGTTGCCGGGTAGCGCCGTTCTCCAGCATTCTGCGGCACCGCTCCACCACGACTTCAGTCATTACCCGGCGGCGGCCGCCGACTCTCCCCTGCTCCCTCGCTGCGGCTAAACCCGCTCGTGTACGCTCGACAATCAGCTCTCTTTCCATTTCCGCCAGGGCGCTCATAACGTGGAAGAAAAAGCGGCCGGCTGGCGTCGAAGTGTCAATCGAGTCGGTCAGGCTGCGGAAATTCACCCCGCGCGCCTGCAACTCCGACACGAGCGTAATCAGATCGCGCACGCTGCGGCCCAGCCGGTCCAATTTCCAGACCACCAGCATATCACCCGGTCGCAACCGTCGTAATGCGCGCTTTAACCCTGGCCGCCGGGCATTTTTCCCGCTGGCCATATCCTCAAAAACCAGCTCACATTCTGCGCGGATCAGCGCGTTTTTCTGTAAATCGAGGTTTTGATCCCCGGTTGATACCCTCGCATAGCCAATCAGCATGTTGTAACCCTTTGAAATGGCTGATTGTAAAAAGCCGCGGCCATTCGCTCAAACCCTCGTTTGGGCGAAGCCTCTTTTTGGAGCAAAAAACATGGCCGAACTTAACCCGCCTTTGGGAACGACGACGCCTGAGATTTTCCTGGATAACGTCAAGCGCGCTGACGAACTGGTGAACGGTCCGGCAGGAACGGTTAACGACCGCGGCGGTGAACCGCTGGATACGTGGCGCCAGATGATGGCGAAAAACGATGAGATCAGGCAGAACCTGATCCCGCTCAGTAAGCAGTACGCGACGCTGGCGGCTGCCCAGGCGGACATCGTGAATATCCCGGTGGGCTCGACCACGTATTACCGTAGCCCTGATGATTCCGCGCTGGCTATCGAGGTCATTAACAACGCCGGGACGCTGCAAACTACCGGGCGGAAAATGCCCTCTCAGGAGGCGGTTGATGCGCTGGCCCGGCATTTTGATGGCAGCAATCCTGACTTGCTGATCGGATTTAAAGATGCCCTGAATAAAGTCTTTGCATCATGGAATCTTGCAGGCCAATACGTAGGCGATCTGGAATATGCGCAGTGGGACGAAAACGGCCGAATGTATGCTGACCTGGCCCTGCTGGGTGATATCAAAATCGTTAAAACGTATCAGAACCCGGATGTAGCATTTTATGTGCTCGATGCTAACGGGCGTGTCATGCTTGAGGTTCCGTTAGTCGAGTCAGAGAGCGACAGTGATGAAAAAATTCAGGAAATAGAAACCCGGCTTGATGTTGCGACACGCACCGACGGCCTGCTGAAATCTGAGTTTTTCGGGCTCAATTTTTTGTCGGAAACGCGCCGGGCATTGATGATGGCAGAGGCAAAGGAAGGACAGCTCGTTATCAACATTATCGGTAACAGCTGGGTTCATAATGAATGGAACCTGCCTCGCAGGCTGACTCAGGTGCTGCAGGACCGGTTCGGTGATGCAGGCGCGGGATTTGCCGGATATAACCGCAATTTCGCTCATCCGGGACGGGCTTTTCTGATTGTGCAATCGGGAAGCTGGACAGAGGAAACTGTCACGACACCAACGGGAACTAACTTCGGACCGGCTGGCTCGCAGGGGGTGACGTCGACTGCAGGCGCTGCGCTGGCATTTCAGTCCTTAACCGGTGATACCTCAGCGGCTATCTACCACAATGGCAGCTCCAGCGTCAGCCCTGTAATCAAAATCAAGTACAAGGACAATGTCACGGGCGACCAGACTGCTGAGACACAGGTTACCCTTTCTGGTACGGGTGTAGTCAGAACTGAGTTGCCCGTACCGCCCGTGACAGGCAACTGGACAGCCACTCTAACACTGGTTTCTGGAACTTTAGCTTTCTGCGGTATCGAGCTGAAAAAAAGCGTACCTGGCATCAGGGTTAACAAGCTGGGCACAGGAGGTTCCACCTGGCGGCAGTGGACAACGCTTAACCGGGATGGCTGGGTGCAGGGTATCACGCCGCTGGCGGCAAACCTGAATATTCTGCTGGAGTCCGTCAACGGCGCGTACAGCTACGATGCGGATGCTGAGGCGGGGTACACGACGGAAATGGCCGGGCGAGTGCGCTCAGCCTCTGCATTCAGCGACGTGCTGATAATCTCCCCTCCGCAAACGCTGGGAACGCCAACGTATTCTCTGAGGGATTTTGCGTACAAATTGCGCGGTATTGCGGGTTCGCTGAAGGCTGGGCATTTCGATCTGCAACCCGTGTTTGGACAGTCACTGTCTGATTACAACGATAGCGGCAAGAAATACATCGTTGCCGCAGACGTTAACCACCCGACCTATCCAGCGGGGCAGTGCGTGATTACCGAAACTGTCCTGCGCGCCATCCTTTCTGCATTCTGAGGACCAGACTCATGACCACTATTTTTCAGTCATCTACGCCAGCCAATAACCCAAAACTACAGTATGCCGTGCCTGATAATCTGCTGAAAGGGTATGGGACTGAGGCGGGCACCACTGACGGTGTTTTCCTTTTCCGCCTCGATGACAAACGCTCATTCCCACTTCAGGCCGCCCCCGCCAGCCCAACTGATGCTGCAATTCTGAACCTGGCAAACAATATTAGCGCTCAGGCGTCGCTGGGTGGGGATGTAGCGGCGTTAACGTGGAATGCTGCCCGTAAATCTCTGGCACTGAACAGCCGGAGTGCCCCCCGTTACCTGCAAAGTGCGAGCAATTTTATGGCGCGGTTTGATGCTGCGACACACCCGGCAACGAATCAATATTTCGCGCTGGGTATGTATGTTCGTATTCCGTCAGTTGATGATTTTGTCGCAGTCAGCACCAGCTACTCAGGCATCTGCGGAACGGCTGAATCTCTGACACCCGCGAACGAGTTCGGGGGGATTGCATTCACTAATATCAGCGGAACAAAAGCGATCAACGCCATTCGCGGCACTGATGCAGGTGCGCTGCGCACAGTAGCTGTCCCGGCGACTAATTTCCTCGGCAAAGTGTGCCTGGTCGTCGTCTACCGGGACGCCGCCGGAATGCACCTCTATGTCGAAGCAACCGACGGGACAAAAGCTTCTGCGATGACCGCGATTGCGAATGTCCCTGTTTTGACAACGACCATGACCAGCCGGAGCCTGAAATTTGGCGTTACTGGTTTTTACTCCGGTAGTCTCGTCTATAAACACGAGTTTTTCGGGGGATGGTTGATCGACCTGGAAACTATCGCCGTTTCTGATATCCCTGCGTTTGCATCTGCCGACCTGGCTCGCCAGATCGGCAGAGGGTGGGTTGTTGGCTAAAGGGAATTGCGGCTGTTAGTAATATGACAGCCGCTACCAGAATATTAATTTCCGTATTGTGCTCTGTAGTAAGCTTTAATCGCAGCAATATCAGATGCTGACTTCACTGCATCAAAGATGAGAATTTCTCCGTAATTAACATTATTCGCGGCAGTCGCCGCCAGTGTCAGGGGGGCGTTTTGATACGTGATTGCTGATGCCCCGGTTACGGTCATGGTACCGTCATTCACATATACCGTCTCTGTGTCCGTCACTGGATCGTAATTCACAATCACCAGATCAATGCCGCTGGATAACGAAACACCTCCCTGCTGTGTGGATGCGCCTGTTTTGTAGTAGTACAGCTTATTATCAGTCTGAGCCTGTAGCCGTAAATGAGGGCCAGCAATAAGGAAGGTTGCCTGATTCAGATTGTCGCGTTTAAAAATAAATGCGTAAGCAAACCCCTTAGTTGCATTGGATGGGAAGATATTTTCTGAGGTCACTCCGCCATTTGCTGTCAGAGTGCTTTTCATGGTTTTGATACCATTCAGCGCTGATTCTGAAATAGCTGAACCCAGGGCCGTTAACATATCACCAGCTCTGTCCGCCAGTGTTGAAACCCGCCAGTCAAAATAGTGCGAGGGGTCCCAGCGGCAGGTTTTATCGTCGCGCTCGGAATAGGTGGAAGCAATGCCACTATTAACAGCTACGGGAATTTGCAGGAAAGTCGTTTTAGCCATTTTGTTGTTCCTTTCTGAGAGATTGTACGGCGTAGTTCAGGAGTGCGCGTTTCGCCTGATACGCGCCAATAATTCTGGCTCCGCGTGCGTTGGGGTGCGGGTCTGCCGGGTTGGTGGTGGAATAGGCGTAGCCGTTCTGGAACGCAAAATTTGAGTTGCGGATAAGGTCACGAACGTTAAATCCCAGCATTCCATATTTAGCCTGAATGACGTCAAAAACCGCGTCACGCTTAATGTGGTTGTCGCTGTACCAGCGCTCCAGAAAAACAGGCACACCCGGCAACGCATCCTGCACCCGCTCAACAATGGCGCTATAACTGGTCAGAAATTCTGAATCGGTCAGCGCGTAATCATTCTCGCCGAGATTGATAAACACCAGGTCAGGCGCAAAATACTGCATCCAGTATTTCTGGTACGAGGCCGTCTGGTTCAGGTGATATGCCGCAGTCGCGCCGCCCCGAGCGTACCGAATAACGCGAACGCCGCCAGCAGAGTTGATGCAGTTGAAGCTGACAATCGCAGGATACCCGGCCTGACCTGATGCGGGCGGCTCTATCTCCAGTGAATAACGGCCGGTGCCAGGGCCAAGACCTTCGACGCGAACAATGGTTATTGTTTCACTGCCCTCGGGGTTGTTCGCTACCGTAGCCGTCTGCCACTCCCCGGAGCCTGCCGGGCCAATGGAGCCATCATCATTCCGGTCGGTCGCACGAAAGCGGAACTGGCTGGATGTTCCGGCGTCTCCGGTACCAGTAAAACCAACCTCGACAACATCGTGCTGGTAAATTGGGTTGCTGCGGGACGCATCTTTTACCCGGAAAAATAAATTAGTGCGACCTGTCCACGGAACAAGAGCAAAATTTAGCGGGCCACATTTTTTGCCGTAGGTCTGGTTATCCACCCAGCCAGAGTAGACCAACTCTAAATTCAGCAGGTCGCGGGATGCCGTGTTGTTGTTTGATGGCGCAAAGTACCCAATCCCCCCATGACCTAACAGCGCCGCAAACAGGCTGTACATCGCATCAATAGCGCTCAGGCCGTCAGTGCCTGCGTTAAGAGAATCACCCGGCCCGCACATAATGACCAGGTATCCCCCGGTGTACGCCCGTTCCTGCATGGCGATGAGATAATTAAGCAGGCCTGTCTCCGGCAAAGCTGTCGCGGCTGACGACTCACCAGAACCCATCAACAGCAGTTGATTGTCAGCTCCAAGCACGGCGAACGGTGACGAGGCGTATCCTCTGAGAATTGATACTCCGGCATCCTGTAAAGAATCAGATGTGAGAAATGACGTCATCTCGCCGTCTGTACCGATGACTGCCAGTGGTTTTCCCGGTAAGCCATAACCGTATTTAATATCGGCTCCAGCATCGCGCAGCCTGTCACTGTCGGCACCATATTCAAGGACCTGATAATCAGTACCAATAATGACAAATTCATCAGTCCCATATCCTCTGAGAAACCTGACACCTGCGAAGGTAAACATGGATGGCATCTGGCGCCCGGTTGGCTGCAGCGTCCCGCTAACGTTCATGACCTCAACAGCCAGCGCGCTATCGTCCGGGCTGCGGTAATACGTCGTAGAGCCCTCCGGGATATTCACGATGTCGGCCTGGGCAGCCGCCAGCGTCGCGTACTGCTTACTGAGCGGGATCAGGTTCTGCCTGATCTCATCGTTTTTCGCCATCATCTGGCGCCACGTATCCAGCGGTTCACCACCGCGGTCGTTAACCGTCCCGGCCGGACCGTTAACCAGCTCGTCAGCGCGCTTAACGTTGTCCATGAATATTTCAGGCGTCGTCGTTCCCAAAGGTGGGTTAAGTTCGGCCATGTTTTTTGCTCCAAAAAGAGGCTTCGCCCAAACGAGGGTTTGAGCGAAAAGAGTTAATTAGGGGAATTTGTGGTTTTAGGCGACGTCGCCGGGGTATGTGGCGTCGTCGTACTGGTAGAAAATTTCTTTATATTCAGGTGCAGTAATCTGACAGTTGCTGTCACCTGATGGGGCAACCTCCTGGACTATCCCATGCCGCGCACCCTTTTCACTGTCGCAGAACAATAACTTCGGCAGGTCAATATCTGGGTCGTCCATAATCCAGTCGTCGGGATGCAGGTCGTCGTTGTACGGCACCGTCAGCGTGAAATCATCTACCCGTTGCGGCGTGAGCATTCGCGATGATGGGCGACCGTCCTGAAACTGTATCCAGCAGCGAGGATTCGCGTAGCTCCAGTCCAGTGGCTCCGTGACGTGCAGCGTAATTTCCTGGAAGTCGTAAATCATCGCGTCAATCAGGCAACTTTGGGTTTTCCCGGTTGGAATGTCGTCGGACAAAATGATGTGATCACCGAAGTCATGACACCATCCCAGCATTGAAGTCGTAGCCGTATATGTTCGGCGTTGGTGGAGATATTTCATTAACCGACGCATCCCGATACGCCAGGCGCGATCTGCAGTCATGGCAACATCAATGGTGTATGCCTCCGTTTTGCGCGGAAAAGGATTTTCCGGCGTACGGCACTGTACGGTTTCCTCCGCCCAGGTCACAGGGTTGATATATTTCACATCCACGCCATCAAAATCATCCTCAGACGGGACCCTGAATGACGTCTGCATTTCCTCGACGGTATCCTGGGGAGTAATGATTCCTGTCCAGCTTTTGACGCCCTCTCTTCCGACAGAAAGCAACCCGTCAGACAGCAGAAAATACCCCATGCCAGCCTCTGCAATTTTGTCGAAAATATCCTTTGCTGACGTGCTGTCACTGCTTGCCTGGTGATCAAAATATTCTCCCCTTGGCGTCCAGTAGTTCTCCTCCAGCGTACTGAGTGCCGCAATGTCGATCTGGTCGTCGCGATATCCCAGACTGCGGGCAAGATGCAGGAACGCACCGCTGATTGTCCTGTCACCACCGCCATCATAATTTCGCGTGGCGACAACACTCACACGCTTGTCTGACTGCGCCGCCAGCTGGCCGCCGGTTTCAACCGTGATCCCTATTGTTGATATCCCTGCGTAGGAGGCCGGACGGGAAAGCAAACGACCTCTGAGCGCCTGCCAGAACATACTGTCTCTCGCGTTGTTGCTCCCCTGCTCGTTACGGCGGCGGCATCGAACCTCCACCAGCCCAGGAGAGGACAGATCAAAACGCTCTGTAAAACCGAGGCCATTAATGTTTTTAAGCGCGTAAACCCCTGGCTTACTCGTCCACCCTGATCCGGAACCATAAACGCGATACTGGATTTCATACTCGACATGGCGGACCCGCTTATTCCCGTTGTTCTGGAACCCGCAAATTCCGTTTGGGAAAGCAAAGTTGACCTCGAAGGCGTCCACAACTTCATTTTGCGGGCAGGCCAGAAAGGGGCCTAGCCAGGTTTCATTATCGTTAATACCAGACGCGGCAAAATCCACGACGGTACGGGTCATAAAGCCTGACCAGGTGCTGTCAACGACACCGTTAACCACACGTTGTACGGTCGCAGAGGGGCCATCAGTAGACGCTATCTGGTATTCGTTGCCACGGTGCGCCAGGGAAATCCGCTGGGTGCCTTCCGGCAATCCGGAAAAGGCAGTGCCAGAATCGTATGCCAGCGTGACGCTGGCTGTTACCGCTGGGCTTCCGCCGCTGGATGCTGTACCAGCTGTAAATACCGGGCTGTCGCCAAATACTGACGCAGGCAGGAATGATGATGTAATGGAACCGCCACGCCAGGGGCTGGAGATCTCGACGATACGTATCACGCCGCCATCATCCTGAGCAATGAGCCCCGAACCATTCAACCCGCCATTAATCGCTGCGAGCAAGCCAAACATTGTGCCGTAGTTGGCGACCAGAGATATGGTATAGGTGATACCCTGCCAGGTCAGAGCAAAGGTCTGGCTGGTTGTCGTAAAGTCATACGTTGACGGCGACGCACTGGCGCGTAATACCGCAGTCGCTCCCCCTGTTCCCGGAATGGCGTCCTGGTGCGGGGTATACGTGGCGATCTGGAGGTTATAGTCAGTACCGTTAAACGTTAGGGTGACAGGCATTCCGCTGAATGGCGCAATCTCTGACACGACGTCGCCTGTCAGCACGTTAAAACCGCCCTCGATGGATACCTGATAATTCACTGGCGCTTTCAGGGTGACAATTGCACCGGCGATCCAGCCAGGAGGAAGTTTGTTCTCATCCTCGTCTTCATCATTATCATCATCGACATCAAGGCCAGAAAACGAGACAGAGGCACCGCTGACGGTCATGGCATCAGCAACGATATCACTGGCTTCAGGGGCAGTCTGAGCCATATCGAGGCCGCTGCCGCTCGACGTTCCCCCAACTTCCGTTGAGTTGAACCATATCTCACTGCGACGATCCCCTGCCACATTATCGCCGGGCCCATAGCTGGTATATGAAAAGCCCTCGCCTAAGGTCAGCGCCGGAGTTTCTCCTACCCGAAAATCCCCACCGGTATAGGAGAAACGCCCATATCCAAGGCAGACAAACATTTCTACCGTCATTCTGGTTGGATCAGCGGGGTCGAATCGCGTTACCGGCTGTACCAGGTAATCCGGGTAGATCCGGTTTCGCCCGAAAGCCTCCCTGACGGGATCGCCAAGCTTCGCTGTGTTGGCTTTAGCCGGATTCAGATCCAGCGATGAAGCGTTACTGGATGAAAAGCCGCCCAGCTCTGGTTTTGGGGCAAAGAATAATGCATAGGCCGTAGACGCAATGGATACGGCCACCGAAACCCACGCGGCAATTTCAAGCCCCGTGCCATACGGAATGGGATATATCCGCACGTCACTGTCTGGCCGCAACAAACATAACGGCCATTCCGCCGGGGGGACTGCCTGGCCGTTCAGCTCGATCACGACAGGATGAGTTTTATCCTGTGAATAGCTCGGGACATTTCTGCTCATCCACTCATGCAGCGTCAGCACACCATGCTCGTGCGTTTCAATGGGTTCACCCGGTAGCCGGGACGGGTAAAACTTTATCGTCATTGCCAGAACTCCACGTGGTTAAAGCGACGGATAAATCGCGACAGTGGCAGAAACGTAACCCCCGAGCCTGGATTGCATTCCGCGACCTGCAGCTGGTTATCGAGCATTACAACGATCCCGACATGGGAAACCGTTGAGCCCGAATAGCAAGCCACTCCGGCACCTTCACAGGGTTCACAACGTTTCAGCGAAAGCATCAGCTTTCTCGCTTCCCGGTCGAGGCCCCCTCCGTCTTTGGTCACACCTGCAAAATCCGGCCATTCAGGTAGCCCCAGGTCGCGACGTATCTCATTTACAATGCCGAAACAGTCGAGCTGCGGATATACGCGCCCGCCCTTCAGCCAGGTGACTGAACGGTATTTATCAGGGTTAAACATATTTGCCTCAGATTAGTAACGTAAGCCCGGATGCTCGGCGAGGTTGTAACGTTTACGGGGCCAGGCTGTTTTGAGGACATTCATATAGCCTGCCGTGACCTGAACTGCTGTCGGGGTCCAGGAGCCGGATTTGATATCGAGCGTATACGGTGATGATGCCGGAGCAGACAGATCGGATGAAATGTACCGCCGGAATGTCAGCGTGGCTGATTTCATTTCATCCAGGATTTTATCGATCGCCTCTGAAACCCGTCCGTCAATATTGCTGATAGCAAACTTTAAATCCTGTGTCCCATCGGCGTTCCTGGCTGGTAAGGCGATATCTATCGCGCTGGCTTCAAACGTCGCCGGCTGACCATTTTCCAGCGTCACTGAAACGTCATCCCAGCCACTGGTTAGCCAGTAGTTATCATCGCCTGCTGATATCTGCAGCGTATCGTGAATAACCTCCGATCCGCTGCTGGCATATAGCCGCTCAAGAATTGTCATGCTTCGGCCACTCTCTGTTTAGCGCAATATCCAGTAACGACTGGCCCGCCAGCCATTCCGGGTAATTTCCCCAGCCTGAAGGCGGTAACGGGCGTTCCCATAATTCCAGCGTTGCGCTGTACTGCCAGTATTTTGGCGCGACCAGCGTCGGTCCCTCGTAAATATCCACGAACCTGGCTTTATAGGGCTTTACCCCGATGGGAGTCTGGAGTTTCAGATAGAACCAGGACTGGCCATCTTTAAGCGCATCCCTGAAAAACGCCTCAAACACCTGTGCCAGAGCATCAGTTTTAAAAATCCATTTAACCGATGCCTGGGTGGGTGTTGAGGTATATCGCCTTCGTTGTTGAGCGCGACCGGACGTCATCTCCGTTCGCAGTAAAGGTGATATGGGCTTAAACCCGTACCCGTCCATAAGCGGCATGGGCAGGTATTCGTCCGGGTAGAAAATATCTGCCATGAATATTCCCTCCGGGCAGGTCTATCTTGGTTTTTTAGATTGGAGATTTGAATAAATAGCCCGACCGAATTTCTTCTGGGGGTTATTTACTTCGGCGGTTAAGGTGTTAATTATCCGCTGTTCAAGAGCGTTATTTCTTCGCTCAACAGCCTGCATCGTTATGTCATCCGGTTTGCCGGTGAACGTGCTTCGTGCGTCCACGCTAACAGCTATCCGTGGCTGCGCCTGAATCTGATTTGCTGCGTTCTGTACCGCCGGAGACTCTCGACCAACCGCACGAACCCCCAGCGAGCCATCAGCGCCACGGGTAAGCGGCATGATGGCTTCCGGCCCGCCCTCGCCGAATACACCTGCCCCTTTCGCAAACGCAAAATATTGGGGAGTGCTGTAAACACCATTGCTGTAGGCAGAAAGTGACGGAGAATCGTAAACTCCTCCGAGAGCGTTGAATGAAAAATTAGCTCCCGCGCTTTGAATAGCGGTACCACCACTTACCGCACCGCTGGCACCGCCAAAAATACTACCGAACAACCCCCCAGCCCCACCGCCAAATGACGCCATAATCGCTTTGGTGATCAACGCCTGTGTTGCCATCTGGATCAGCGTCTTAATCACTGTTTCTCCCAGAGACATAAAAATGTTCGACATACCGTCTTTAAAGCTGGTTGCCCCGGTAAGAAGGTCTGTCATATTGGTGGAGATCGAGTTTGTGACATTGTTCAGAATCTCGCTGGTCGCCGTCGCTGACATTGAACTCAGGTCAGCAGCCTGATCGGCATAGTTCATCAGGGAATCGCTGATCCCCGCGCGCCAGTCTGACTGCTGTTCATCGGTTTTTTTGTAATACTCCTCCTGAATCGCTAACCGTTCAGCAAGCGCAGCCTGCAGTGCTTCCGTTTGCTGTTTGTACAGGTCCTCAGAAATTTCCCCTCGACTGAAATCCCGCTGCAGATCCCGCTGCTGTTTGAGAAAATCAGTACGAATATCTGCCATTTCCTTCATGCGGTCGCGGGCCTTATCCCCCATCCCGGCACCAAGAAAATCAATACTCCCACGGTCACGCGCAGCAGCATTACTATCAGCCAGCCCCTCACGGAACGTTTTTAACTGTTCAGCAATTTTTTTCTGATCGATAAGCGCAGCATTATGCAAAATGGTTTCTTTTTTAGCTTGCTCAAGAGGGGCTAACTCACCCTGCGTGACCTGGTATTTTACTTTAGCCAGTTCGGTATTTTGGCTTCCCAAAGCAATTTGTTCTTCCTGCTGTTTAATAAGACGCTTGTAAACGTCCTCTGTCTTTTCAGCCGCTTTAACCTCTTCGCTTTTTGGCGCTTTCCGGGTGGGTTTATTGGATTCATCGTTTTGCCATTTCGCCAACCCCTGATTAATAAACAGATCTCGGTTAGTTTTAAACTGAGGTTCATCCTTAAGACCTAATTCATCAGCTGCATAACCTAACCGGGCTCTTTCCTTTGCCTCTCCTTTAAGCTTCGATAATTCAAGGTCCTGACGGCTTTTTTCCAGTGCATTGGCTTGCTGTGATGTTAAATCAGCCTGAGGCATTCGCATTGGCACGTTAACCAGCCCTTGCCTTTCCATTAAAAGCTGATTTCCCAATCCAAGTAAACGGTTAACTTCGGAATACTTACCAGTCATCATTACAAGGTTCTGGTATTCAGAATTTTGCCGCCATGCTCTTTCTTTTATAAGATCGTTTCTTCTTCTTTCTTGTTCCTCCTGTGCCTTTAGTATATCACTTGCCTTTTCTCGCATCTGACGTAGTTTGTCTTCTTCTACGACAACCTGTTCGGTAAGAATTGCGATAGCCTTTGTAATATTTAAATCATTTTCTTGAGTAATACCTGGCTTGCTTCTACTTTCATTTAAATCCTTTATTTGTCCGTTAAGACTTTTAACGCTCCGTTCTTGTTCTTCGATTAGGCGCTTTTGTTCCTGCATCGCCTCAACCGATAACCTGCGATTACTATCAACCTCAGGCAGGGTCATTGAGGAGGTTTTTTCTCTGATTTGATCTATTTGGCTGGCATATTCCTGAGCTGACTTTCTTGCTTGTTCCTGGCTTTGATACATAGCGTACCATGCGCCAGCACCCAACATAACTAACCCGGGTATACCACCAACCAGCCCAAGAGCCCCGCTCATCAACCGGGTGCCGACAGACGTAACGCTGTTAAGGTTATTTTGAGCAGAAATCCTGCCTGAAATATTACGGTTAAGCGCAGCTTGCGCTGCGGCAAGTTTTCTTTCTGCAATAGCCTGTGCATCGGCATTCTTTGCGGCTACAAGCCCGGCCTGAGCCCGCTCCAGAGCTGTTCGTGCTCTTACTTTTTCTGTAGCTGTCCCGGTGGCGAGGGCGGTAGTCAATCGACCTTGTGCAGCAGTAACCTTTGCTTCTGCGGCTGCAACCCTCTCCTGTTGTGCAGCCTGAACATCTGCACTTTTAGCACTCTGAAGGGCTTGCTGGGCACGATAAACGGCGGCGCGGGAAGCGGCAACAGAAGATTGCGCTGCTTTTTCTTGAGCGACTGCAAGGGCTACCTCAGATTTTGCCGCTGAAATAAGTGCGCCAGTAGCACTGCTTGCGCTGGTAACAATCCCACCAAGATACCGGGCTAATCCGATCCCAACCAAACCACCAGCAGCAGTGGTAATTAGTGACATATTATCTGCTACGTCACTGAGGGCCCCACTGACAGCAGAAGATGTAAGAGAATCCAGTGTGCCTGCCAGCCCATCAAGACCGCCAGAAAGCGCGTCTGTCGCACCAGTCGCCTGGTTCACTCCACCAACCCATGCCATAAACGAGTTAGTGACTTTTTGCATTGAGCCGGACACAGTTGGCGGTAACGAGGAAAACTCCCCCTGTAACACACCTAACTGGCTGATTAATGCTGGTACGACTTTATCAATCGTGAGTTGCCCCTGGTCAGCCATCGCTTTAAGATCTTTTCGGGCAACCCCCATACCAGCAGCCAGGGCACGGATGACACGATCCCCAGCTTCGTTAACCGCGTTAAACTCTTCGCCACGCAAAACACCTTGAGCAAGGGCCTGACTGAACTGGGTAATAACAGAACCGGCTTCTTCTGTGCTTGCACCAGATAGCTTTAGTCCTGTTGATACCGCTTCGGTGATTTTGAGCACTTCATCTGAGCTGTAGCCAAATTCACGCATTGATGCTGCAGCGCGTGAAAATAAATTAGCGTTATCAGTAAAAGCAGTGCCCGTACTCTGGCTAATCGCCATTAATCGGGTCTGAGATAAAGTAAAATCATTCGTAGACACTGAGGCTTGTTTAAGCCGTGCATTTACTGAGTTCCATTGGTCTGCAATCTGAACCAGTTTTCCTGTTGCAAATGCTGCAGCTGCAGCTGTGGCAGCTCGACCCGCTGAAGCAAATCCATCCGTTAAATCGGAAAGAGCTTTTTGGCTTTCTTTCGCAGCGGCAGCAGCCTGGCGCCCACCACTCTGCATGGTTTTATAATAGTCTTGCCCCATGCGTGAAGCTCGGGCGATCTCAGTCTGGAATGATTGAGAGTTTGCTGAAACCTTTATGATAAGCTCACGTAGGGTTGCCATTTGTATCCTCACAGGTATAAAAAAAACCGCCTAAGCGGTTTTCTTTAATTAGCAAGAATGTATCAACTACAAATCTCGCCCCATAGTTTAGAAAATTCAGCTCCACCATCATCAATAATGGTCATTCCACTTTTACTTACATACCTTTTAAACCCAGAATATGCACCAAAGCTGTTTTTAGCATTTACTTGTCCGCATACATATCCGTCACGACCAACGACCTGGTTTTTGAAGGTTGCAGATTCGGGGTCTTTTAATTCAGCCTTAACACTAGGGTTGCTTGCTGATATAACATTCATGTTGTTGTATCTTTTCTGCCTATCGTTCTCGCTAATTTTCATTAGCTCCTCACGGTTCTCATACCTCTCCCCCCACAAAGGGACCATTGAGTTAACAAAAAACAAGACAAATACAGAACCGAGAATTATCAAAAGAGAAGCAATTTCCCCGCCAATCTTATCTATATATTTTAAAGGAATAACCAAGACAGCAAAAAGAAACACAATTGATATTGGTTGCCTTAACGCAATAATAAATGCTATAGCAAAAACTACTAAAGATAAAACGCCCAATATTTTTTTCATTTTTATCCCAATAGGTAGAAAAGAACTAAAATCCTACCATTGGTTATGTAAAACTTCAGCTATCATTGTTTGTTCAAACTGAGGCTGCGAGCAAAGCGGCCTCTAATCCGGCAAAGGGATCGCCGCCATCGTTTACCTCATCCTCTTCTGTGCTCCACTGAAGCTGAGCATCTTCAATGGTGACTTTACCGCCCTGCGCTCCATAAACCGCAGATACCAGCTGAGCATTGAGAATATCGCCGCGAATATCGCCGATTGGGCTGATACGGTCGTACTCAGCCCACATCCTGAATTCGCCAACCGTCATGGTTTGTCGCAGTTCGCCCAGCGTGCGGCCCATCCGGAGCGCCAGCGCCATCAGGAACTGCATGCCAGGCATTTTTACTTTGCTTTAGCATCATCCGCGTCACGAATGAGATCAAGTGCCTGCTTCAACAGCCGGGAATGCACAGGGCCATAGATCGCTTCAACCTGTTCGGTGTCATCGACAGTAAAGACGGGCTGCAGGTCGGTATCCAGCAAAATATCGATGAAAAGCGTGACATCAGCCCGCATCGTGCGGAAGGCTCGTTCTGAAGGGGTCAGTTCTGGTGCCTCCTGGGGCTCCTGCCCTTCCGGTAGTTTGGGTGGTTCCGGGCTGGCAATGCCCTGCCAGCGAATCCAGGCTTCTGCTGATGGCTCACGAATGATGACTTTGGCGTTATCCCACTCCGGAACGGAGACTTCTTTTTTACGAAAGCCCGCCATCGGTGCCAGTGCCAGTGCTTTAAGACTCGGTTTTGACATTAATTTTATCGCCGGTTTCCCGGCGCTCCGTTAATTGATGGTGACGGTGCAATCAGAAGAAGTGATCACAGTGCCATCGGCATCAGTAACCACGCAGGAATAAACCCCGGCATCACCGGATACAGCGCTGGCTTTCGTAAACGTTGCGCTGGTCTGGCCACTGACCGTCGAGGTGCCCTTTTTCCAGGCGTAGGTATAAGGTGCCGTACCGCCCTGGACGACCACGCCCATGGTCAGGGCGCTTCCTGCCGCGACCGTTTGGGACGCCGGAAGGTCAGTAGCAAACGATAGAACTCCTGGGGCGTTAATATTGGTGGGTTTACCTTTCAGACGCAGCGAGAACGTTGCAGCAACCACGCCATTGGTTTGAGAATCCCAGGTGTGCTGACGTACCTCAGCGCGCATCAGGAATCCATTACCAGACGGGAAAATAACCTTAAACCCATAAACCCCGTCGTTATCATATGCGGCACGAAGTGCATCCTGCGCCGGGTTGCGGTAGAAGTTACCGGAAAGTGACATTTCAGACGGAGCAGGAAGGCCGTTGATATTTTCCGTTTCATCCGAACAGAGCGTTGTCACGTCAATATCGTTTTTCTGACCAGCGGTAAAGCTTGCCTGTTTGATAGTGCAACTCAGGTTTAACCAGGTTGCGGTATCCAGCTCTGCCGCGGTGACCGGCACAGAGGTAATCATTACTACCGTTTTTTGGGCACGTTCAAATAGTGCTGACATCGCAGCCTCCATAAATTAAAAAAAAACCGCCAGTGGCGGTCGGATTGGATTGGTTTTTGTCAGGCAATGACCGTTATTTCGAGGGTTGCCCGATGAAGATGGGTTGTCGTGTCGTAGCCAGGAATTTTTGTCACCTCGACAGGTGAAAGCACCTGCAGGCGAGCCAGGGCGTCCAGGCGTAACGCTCTGGCTTCGTCATTCGTTTCAGCCCATACATCAACCTGAATGCGCAGTGTCGACTCTGCCTGGCCGCAGAAAACATCCCCGGCAACATCAGTCGGTATCGAGAAAATGATGTAAGGCGCGGGAACATCGGGAAGACCGTCACTGCCCAGCGATACCACATACGGATAAACCCGCCCGTCTGCCAGCGGCGACAGCAGGTCATAGAGATCATCTTCTGTCATTTAGCCAGCACCTCATCAATAGCCTGATTCATCCGCTGCATCGCCACCTGCGCAGCCTCTTCCATGCGGGTATCAAAGGCAGGACGAACAAACGGATGTGCTGGCGCCGTAGATGTTCCCAGCTCCACGAAGCGCCAGTAAAACGCATTCCGCTTGTTGCTGGCCTTCATGGTGTTGTCGCTGTTCCCCGTTTGCGGGTTAACGCCACGAATATGCACCCCCGATGAGATTTCACCTCGACGGCGGCTTTTCTGGGTGACGACAACAACGTTTTTCTTCAGTTTGCCGGTTTTCTCCGGAGCGCGATCAATAACCTCCTGGCGGAGCAATTCGGCGCCAGCACGGGTCGAATCCCGGAGAACTTTATTATTTTCGGCCTTGCTGAGCGTTTGCAGATCGCGGGCGATATCCTGCAGCCCGGAAAAATCCAGATTCACATCAATCATTTTTCGGTCCCCTGTTTGCAGAGAATTTCCAGCCGGGTTCCTTTGATATCCGGAACCGGAGGCCCAGTGACATTCAGGACCGCATCTTTGTATGGTCCATTCAGTACTTTCAAACGGGAAGAAGCTGAGATGTCTGTACGAAAACGCACCCAGACGCGAATGGTGGCATCAGCACGCTCAACGCCAGCGGCTAACAGCTCCCTACCGCTGATCCCTTTAACCTCGGCCCAGATAGTTTTTCCATCAGCCCAGCTTTCTACCGGCTGGCCGGAAGGTGTTTTTGATATTGTGAAGTTCTGAATAGTGACGCGATGCCGTAATCGTCCTGCCTGCATAATTCCTCCTAGAGCGGAATATAGCGGTACGGCTCTATCAGCGATGTAAAGCCAAATGGGATGCTGGTTTTTGCTGCGTCTGACGACTCTTCTCTGTTTTCATACCAGTGCCCGACAAGCAGCATCAGCGCCAGGAAGATGTCGTCAGCAATCACCAGCCCGTCAGGATCAGTTTCCGGCACTTCTTCTTCATAAAGATGGCGGTTGATAAAGTTCTCCGCCTTTCGGCGCGCGGCACCATAATAGAGCGTAAGCACCTCATCTTCCGTGGTGTCGTCGATATCGATCCGACACTGCGCCCGCAACATCTCAATCGTTGTGCTCATGTGTTTTCCCTGGCCCGCAGCGAACTGCGGGCATAAAAAAACCGCCGGAGCGGTGGAGGTTGAAGCTGATTATTGCCTTAGCCGCCAGATGCCGGTTTACCCACCAGCGCCTTAATCGCGCCGGTATCTTCCAGTACGCAGTCGAAGCGGTGGAAGGCCAGGAAGCCAGTCTGATCGTACTCTGCGTAACGCTCAACCAGCCGTTTCAGCGTCATGTAAGTGACGCGACGAACGATAAAGCGGTTAAAATCGCCGAAGTAGGCAAATTTGGCACCAGCCGCGATATCAGGAATAGCCTGGTCAACGACATACGGCACCTGCAGAACAGTAGCAGGTGCGCCACCGATAATGTTCGGTAACCAGAGCGGGCGGCCCTGTCCGTCCTCCATTTCCTCCACCAGCTGCAACGTTGCATCGTTAAAGGCCCAGCGCACCTTTGGACCGTTACGGTATGCCGGGTCGACTGAGTGCTTCAGGGCGTTCAGCTCTTTCCAGGTAAAGGTGGTCGCTGCTGCGGTATTTTTGGTGCCAGTTACCGACGCTGCCAGCCCTTTAGGCTGCAGCGGGGTGCCGGTGCCGGTCCCTAATACCAGATACTTCGCTTCACCACGTCCGATGCGAGTGGCGATACGCGCGGCCAGGAACGCCTCGATATCTACGCCGCTGTCCTGGAGCAGTTCATTGGATACGCGAATGATTTTAGAGGACAGTTTTTTAGCCCCCAGCGTTGCACCGCCGAAAGACACGTCTTCTTCACTGGTTTCAGTGTTTTCGCCCAGCAGTTCACCTTCTTCAGTGGTACCGTCAGAGGTTGCCCAGTCAATGTCCTGGCCGTTGGCGGTATTCAGAATCTGCGCCACACTGGCAATTCCACCGTAATCTTTCAGTGCTTCGACGATCTTATTACGGAACTGGGTTGGTACGGTGTACCCCCCTTTTTCATCCGGCGTCGTGCCCTGAGCACGCAGCTCCTTTAAAGCCTGGCGTTCTTCAGCGCTCATCTCGCCAAGACCACGGCGCAAAAACGCATTAAACGCCGCAGCACGACGTTCGTTAGCCTGTGCTTCCGGATTTGCTGGATCACGATTCTGCTGCTGGCGCTGTTCCGGCTCGTTTTCGTGGATATAGTCCTGATCCTGGCGGCGCAGTTCCTCTTCGCGTGCAATACGCTCATCAAGGGCGTCAAGCTCCGATTTTGCAGCGTTCCACTGAGTACGCTGCTCATCGGTCCAGGGTGTATCACCAATTTTGTCATGCAGGGCACGCATATCTTTGGCGATGATGTTACGTTTTTGCTTCATTTCATGCAGTTTCATGATTTTTCCTTACGCGTTAAGAAGGGTCAGCAGGCGCTCACGCGCCATTCGTTGATTAATGGCGTTCTTTAGCGCACCGCTGTCGCGCGCCTCCTGCCAGGCTTTCATCGATCGGACGCCGGAGTCGGCCTCCTGATATGCGGGATAAGTCACCGGGCTGACATCAAACAGCCGGGAAAACTTCGATATTTCACGAATAACGATCCCTTCATCGTCCTGGTACCAATTTTCACCGTCATGGGATACCCGGAAGGCAAAAGATGACTGGTTAATGTCACCGCGCATCATCGGCGCCAGCACCAGATCGCGGATAGTTTGCGTGTCCGGAGCTGTAATGTCGTAACGCAGGCCGCGCTCATCGACAGACAGGGATAGCGTCCCGGCAGCGCTCCGTCCGAGAATAAAGTTGGGGTCATGGTTAAACAGCCCGCGAACATCATCATTCAGCACATCGTCAAATGCTCCGGGCTTGATGATTTCACGGAATCCCCACAGGGGTTCAGAACGGCTGTTGAACACCGAGCCATAGCCCAGAATGCGGGTAGGTTCATCGGTGCGTTGCTCGGCTCTGACCTCCCCGCTGTAACAGCGCGTTTCACGGTCATTCATTGGGCTTTTCCTCGTCGGTTTTAGGTGCCTTAAAATCGTCTGCGGGGTTCGCGGCGTTAACGCTCACCAGCATTTCATCCAGGCCATCTACCGGATTCATGTCTTCGAAGGCTCGCGCTTCATTGCGGCTCATCCAGCCATCAGTGATCGCAAAGTGGTAGAACTGAGCACGTTCCTGCGGGGTCCCGCGTAGCAGGCCTGTCAGGTTAAACCTGACGTAATATCCGGCGGCCAGTTCAGCACGGGTGAACAGGCCGCGATTGAGTTCCTGTTCCCAGTTCGTTACCCACGGCATGATCGTGTAGCGGACAAACTGAATGGCCTGCTGCGTAATATTTGAGAAAGTGGCTTTTTCGAGATCGTTAATCATGTGCGCCGGAACATTAAATATCCCGGCAATCATCGACCGGTTCAGCTTCGACATATCAATGATCTGGGCATCAACCGGGGAAACGGTGAGCGCTTTGTAATCCAGCTCTGCCGGGAGAAGCATTGTTTTATTCTCCTGGCTGCGCAAAGCAGCTGTAGCTTTTTGCCACATGCTTTTTAAACGCCCCCAGCTTTCTTCATTCAGCTGGTTTTTCACCGAAATAATGCCAGCGGGTCGCGCATTACCGTTGAAGAATGAACTGGTATAAGCCTGCCCGCTCATCCCCATGCCTATCGTCTCGGCATGCTGCATAATTGGGCTAAGCCCCATTTTCTGGTTGTTACCCAGCGCCCTGATATGCACCATATCGTCGGGATTGACGGCAAATGCCCCCTCTTCGTTGTAAACGCCATAGGTATACCGACCACCCGTGTTAAGCAGTGTCGTTTCCCAGGGCATGCAGCATTCCAGCCCGGAAACTTCACCACGACGAGAACGCTTCACCCAGGTGTAACCATTCCCCCAGCCCAAAATATGACGCTGTTTTAACTCACGCCACTTATAGCTGGTCTGCCACATATTCGGCTCATCGTGAACCAGGTAAAACACAGGGTGATCGCGGGCAGCTTCAACCTTGTTATTGGTTTTCCGCATAACATGCAGCGGCATCTGAGCGATATTTGAAGAGATAACGTAAATACAGGCATACACCGCAGCCAGCTTCATCGCCGTTTCCGGGCTGACAAATACGTCTCGGGCAAACACGTTATCGGTTTCAGCCGACTCACTCGTGATCGGCGTAGCCGGGTTTTCCAGTGGTTCACTGCGAAAAAGAGCATCAAGCAGCATTATTCCCCCTCATTGCCGCTAACAGCGCATAAATGAGTAGCAGGGTTCCCGACATCATCAGAGACATCGCCAGCCCGAACTGGAGATACACGCCTGCAGCAAGCGAACCGAACCCGGTAAGCCCGATAACATCAGTGATTAGAGTTTTCATAGAAGTAAAAGGTCTTCGTCAGGATCGATAGTGGACAGGAAGTCAACCTCACCACCACCGTTAACAAGCAAGCGACTCATCGCAATAAACATCGCGACAGGACCGTCAATTTTGTTTTCAGGCGTGGCCTTGTTGGGGAAAATATTCTCGTTTTTGTCTGGTTTGACGGTGACGTTTGACATCATCCATGTCATCACTGGATTGCCATCGTGATGAAAACGCCCGGCGTAAATTTTCGCCTCGACTTCCTTCATTGCTTCAGACAGGTTTTTAACCGTCTGAGGGACTTCAACAATTGGTACACCTTCAGCTGCTACCGACAAAGCAAACTGAGTGGCACTCCACGGGTCGTATGCAAACTCGTTCAGCGAGTCTCCTCGCGCCCATTCGATCGTTTCCTCTTTAATTACTGCATGGTCAACGACATCGCCATCGGTAAACTCAAGGAATCCAGCGAGATTCCATTTTCTGTAAAGGTCCGCCTGCTGCTTGGAACAGGCTTCCAGCCGACCTTCAGGTATCCAGAATCTGGAGCGGACATAAACATCGCCAGTTGGCGCAAGCCAGACTTTAACTGCAGCTGAAATATCAATTTTGTTGGAAAGGTCAACGCCGAGCCACATTGACCAGTTGGCCGAAGTGGAGTCGTCCCAGTCGTCCCGGCATTTTTCCCAGCGCGCCATATCCATCCATGCTTTTTCACCTTGCACCCAGATATTGAGATGCTTGGTAAAAAAACCGACACGCGCCGCCACCTGCTCTTTCGCCTTTTTAGCCAGACGGCGCATATCGTCCCAACGCTTACATATCCCCAGGCCGGGATTTGCTTTCGGCCAGTTTGCCTCGTCGAAAGGATCGTCCCCCTCATCCAGGGTATAAATCAGCGCAAAATAGCTGTCATCCTTAATTGAAAGCGGGTCAGGGTTATCAAAGTTCTTCAGAACCTTGATTGCATAATCACGTTGCTCGTAGCAGATACCTTCCTTATTAAAACCCGCAGTAGTGATTGCAAAAATAAGGGACTGCAGGCGCGCCCCGGTAGCTGTTTCCAGAACTTCCCAGACGTCACGGGTTTTATGTGCGTGCAGCTCATCAACGATCCCGCAGTGGATATTAAGGCCGTCGAGGTTATTCGCATCACTGGCTACAGGTTCGAATTTTGAGCCCGTCCGCTCCTGGTGAATATTCAGCTTATTACTACCAAACAACCGGCCCAGTGTTTTCGGAGCCAGCTTAATCATGCGCTTCGCATCATCAAACACGATGCGGGCCTGGTCCCTGGTTGTTGCTGCGGAATAAACCTCAGAACCACCCTCACCGTCGGCACCAGTCATATAAAGCCCGATGCCAGACGAAAGCGTTGATTTTGCATTTTTACGCGCTACTTCGTCATAGGCGGTACGAAAGCGACGCACAAATATGGGGTCGCCATCGTCGTCAAGAATGCTCTCAAACGTTATTTCATCTATCAGCGGGACGACAAACCCGAAAAGGTTAATCAGGATGAAGGTGTGCCAGTCCATCAACTCGATCGGCTTGCCGGTCAAGTGCCCCTTCACATGGGGGACGAAGTTATAAAAATCGAGAACGTGCTGGGCGCGGCCTTCATCAAAATAAACACCGCGCTCCGGGCCGTGCTCTAAATCATGAAAGAACCGCTGGCACGCAAGGCGCACCAGTTCGCCAGCAACGATATCGCCAGATACCACGCGCTCGGCGTAGCGGAATCCATCTGCAACGGTTGCCATTCATCATTTGCGCTTTTTAAGAAATTCTTCCAGTGGGTCGGCTTCTGCCGGGCCTTTTGCACCAACCTTTGATCGGCTGGCAGGTGTCATGCCGAATTCGCTCAGCATCGCTCTGATCCGTTTCCACGCGTCAGCCTTCATGACTGCTGCAGGGTGCGGTTTGATCATTCTGATTTCCCGCTCCCCTCCTTCATCTGAATCATCTTCGCTGTAGACGGCATAGGTGTAACCTTCACGATCAAGAGTGTCGCAGTGATGCCGGTATTCAACATAGGCTTCTATCAACAACTCCAGCGCTTTAGCATCAAGCGTGGTCAACACGCCGACGGCATCAAGTTCCTCACCAATACGCTTGAACCAGTACTTACCCTGTTTATCGAAATGTTTCGGTATTGGGGGGACCCCTGACGGGGGTTTTGGCTCGTTCTTATTGATCGGGCGCTTGGATGGGTTCCCCTTCACTAAAGCCAGATGTGTCGGGGTTTTCGGTGGTCCTGGCATAATCGAAAACTCCTATTAATCATTGGATGGGGGACCCCAAAAAAAAGTTTTCTAACCTGCGGCGGTGTGAAAAAAGGTTAGGCGGCGGTCCTTTGGGCCTTTGCCGTCAGGGATTTGACCCCGCCCCCCATCCGCCCCTTCAAATGAGAATCGATATCATTTGATGCGTTCGCGCCCGGTTTTCGTTCGATGGCAGGGCCAGCACAGGCTTTCGAGGTTCGAATCGTCATCGGTACCCCCATGAGCCTTGGGCTTGATGTGGTCTACCGTCTTTGCTGCGACAGCTCGCCCGCTGCGAAGGCAGTTCTGGCACAAATGGTTGTCGCGTTTCAGGATGCGCGCACGCCTGATATCCCATTGGCTACCATAGCCGCGCTCGTGCCTGCTCTTGCCCTGCTGGTGCTGTTGCCAGCCTTCATTGCGGTGCTTCTCACAATATCCCGAACGGTCAGTGGTGGTGCCAGGACATCCACGCTTACGGCAGGCGCGTGGGATTAGTGCGGGCATAGCTATTTCCTTCCCATGAAGGCATTAGCCGCTTCCCGAAAGCCACGCTTAGCACCTTCATCCGCAGCTTTTTTGATGGCCTCGACTGTTGAATCTGCGGTGCTGCCATTTATCTGGATTGGGACTTCTCGATCCAAATTAATAGTGATTTGGTTTTCGGCGTGATCGCTATCCAGTTTAAATACGACGGTAGCTGTTGGGATGCTGCCGGGATCAGTGCTGATGACGGTTGATACCTGTCTTTCAAGTAACTGACCGTCAACAGCAATAGCGTATCCTCGGAATTCATCCCCTCGATAAAGCTTTGCAAGCTGGTATTTCATAGCCTTTACCTTCATGTTATGAGGAGCATTATCACAGGCACTCAGTGAATGCCTGCTGTAATGCCTTAGCTCGCCTGTTCTACGATGGTATCAAACAGCGCCAGCGCCTCAGTCGCTTCCTGGATGGCCTTGCGGGTCTTCGAGACAATCTCACTTTCAGTGAAGACACGATCAAAAGAGTCAGCGAATAGCTCAGCTTTCAGCTTGCTATCACCAACCCAGTCAATGGCCAGCTTGGCCGCTGCGGTGTCGTAGTTAACTTTCTTGATGATATCCAGGCGGATTTGCTCGGATGCGGTGATCTCTGACATGTCTTACCTCTGTGCGATGTGGGGAGCATTATCGAAGCCACTCAGTCAGTGGCTTCTGTAATATCCTCACGTGGGGATTAAGGCTGGTTTATCCCTTAGTGGGGTTAACAGTCAGCATCTGGCCGGGCAACTGCGCGGCATGCCCACATGCAGGCTTCCTGCATTTTGGTGCGGGCGATTGCCAGACAGCGCATAGCTTCATCAATCTCCCGAGCCTGCTCAGCACTTAACATTGCCGGGCCATTACGCACAGCCAACAATTCACCTCGCTCGGTATCAAGCAAACTACAGAAGTGCCGGCTGACACCTTTGAGGCGGTTCATGCGCTCAATGTCGCCAGCGGTTAATGTGCGGTAGCCTTTTACAGTGCTTCCGTCCTGCGGTTTTGCTTCACTCATTTCGTAGTTCCTTCGGTTTGCTGTGGATAAAGCAGCAGAAAAAAAATCATTAATACCTACCGCTTACGCTTGTTGTTTCCGTGGATAAGTGCCAGGCTAAGAGAGCCATAAATGACTTACCTTGCGTTTACATCCATGGACCTCAGGGATGGGTCCATTTATCTCCCGCTCGTAGTTGTTCAGTTTTTCTGATATCGCCTTTATCCCGATTACACTGACTCCGCGCGATAGAGTTCGGTAGCCTTTACAGTGCCGCCGTCCAGAGGTTTTACTTCACATGTTTCGTAGCCTTTTCGGTTGTAACTGGTTTGCTTTTACTAGCTCGTAGGTGGATATTGTTGGGAGGTAAAGCATGGAGATAACCAAATGAAACAGATACTTTTTACATGGTTTGCTTTTACAAATACCTATGCCTGCATCACCGCCAGCATTAACGTGAACAACACATTAATGTTTGATTCAGCTGTGCCGTGGATTGTTGGGGTTTCTCTTGGAGTAATCACCAATTACTTATTGGCTAAAAAACTAAAGGAAAGCGGGTTTCTGTAGGGCAGCAGGTTGCTAGCCTGCTTACTTCTTAACGCTGTCCGGCATCACCGCGCCAACAACGCCAGCCAGTGCTACACCACCAGCGATGACGGTTTCCTGAATGCCCGGTGGCATCTGGTAACCAAATACGCCAGCAATGACCAGGATGATGCCGCGCCATGTTGACGGCTCTTTTAGCCGGTTAATGAGATAGTTCATAGGTTCCCCGTGTTCACGATAAAAAGACTTCTCGCTCTGCCTTGCGGCGATTGGTGAGGCCAGCCATTACCTTGCCGCCTGACCGGTTCCAGCGAAGGAACTCATCAGCCGCGCCTTTCACATCACCTGCATTCAGCTTTTTCATCAGCGTTGAGGTCGATAGCGCTCGCGTACCGATGTTGTAGGCAAGCGACACAAGCGCGTCGTACTGATTCTGGGTGACGGAAACTTTGAGCATCTTGCTTACCGCCTGGTCAAAGCTCACTACGCCAGTGCGCAGCAGGCGATCCGCCGTTGCGTCGTCAATCTTCATTCCTGGCTTGATAGGCTTTCCGTCTACTTTTCCCGTCCAGCCGTAGCCAATCGTCCATGGATCACCACCGGTGCCAGGGTCTGGGTATGCGGTTAACCTGCAACCCTCAAATCGCTTAATCAGCGCAATACCGTTATTACTGATTTGCATCTTTAATCCCCGTCAGACGTTCCCAGAAATAGGTCAACGCTACGGAGCCCATCGCGCCGCTTATCCCCGCGGTTGCCAGAATCATGTAAATGCTCAGTCCGCTTTCAATGCTCACCAGGCCAGCAATAACGCCGGTAAACCCTGAAACCACCATTTGGGCAAGAGCATTGATCAAGCTCCATGTTGCCTTGCTCTGCTTCACATCTATCAGGTAGCGGACAAGTCCACCCCAGCAAGCAATGATCAGCAGAACCAGCCAGGACATCCCGGCAATGCTCTCTTTGTCTTGCATATGCTTTGCCATAGGTTCACCTCCGGGTTAACGGGGTGCTGTGTGAATAAAGGGGGCAGGCCCATCGGGCTGATTTAACAACGAGCCGTATCGATGATGGTTCCCGTGGGCCTGAAATGAAAAAACCCCGCCAATTGGCGAGGTTCTGTAATATTTAAGTTCGTGTCTTAGTGACCACTCTTAACACATTAATATATAAAATTCGTAACGAATAGACTTTTATGCAACTTTCTCTACTTCTTTTTTATGGGCCCAATCATCCATTTCTAATCTGGCACCACTCATAATGATGCAGGCATCAATAAACGTTTCGGCTATCATTAACCTGTTACGTATTTTTCCCTCTGAACATTTTTCCCAGCGGGCAATAGTCGATTTAGAAACGTTATGCATGTAATGCAACATCACCAGATTTAACTCATCATCCCGGCCAGCTCGTTTAAGCATTCCTACGGCAGCGTCTACAATAAGGCCATCATTGTCACAACATGACTCGCGAGACTTTGAGGTATTTAACAGGAGGCCTTTAAAACCCGCTGCAATTGGTGACCAGTCAACCTGTGAGCCTTCACTAATAGCCCAGGTTCCCCACCGTTCGAGTACCAGTTGAATATCACGCTGCATGGTTCACCTCTTTAATCAGTCCGGTAATAATTTCGATACTGTTGTTGCATTGATTTCCCCAGCGGTCCCATCCTTTCCACTCTTCCCGAGCGAATAGTTCGATCCGTTTCACATCACCGTATAATTGCTCCAGTCGGTTCCTTACTTCCCACGGTTTAGCGCTGTGCTCACCGAGGCAGGTGTGAACAACCTGTTTTACCGATGCGCTGGCGCGGGTTAGTCCGGTTCCCCTGGTCGCTATCAGGACATCTTCTGTATTGCTCCGGGTATGATTGCCGCCGTTCATGCGCGTCTCACGGTCCAGCATCTCAAGAAGATCATTGAAGTCCACCAGCTTTCCGGCGTTTAGTGCCTTGTTGAAGCGGTCAGCGGCGTTCTGATTCAGTTTTACCCAGGTAAAGCCTTTCATTGTTCTGACCCGGAAACCCCATGATTCAGCCAGTTCTACAGCCTCGCGGTTATGGGTCCCCGTATACCACATCGCCAGTACGGCGTTATCAGCAGCCAGAGACCAGACAGGGAGCCGTTTCAGGTCTTCAATGCTCATTGTGCTGTAATGATTACAGGCTGCGCCGTTGCTAATTCGGTTGCCGTATTCCCACGGCGGATCACAGTAGATGAGATCGTAATTCATGCGGCCCTCTGCTTTTTCAGTTCGCGAGTTTTACGGCGGTATTTAGCCGCTATGTTTTCCAGGTCTTCTTTTGAGTAATGCTTCGCTTCGTGTGGGCCTTCCAGCCATTCCACCAGCGGCAATCCATACCACTCGATCAGCGTCTCCCTGTAGCGGGCATGTACAGTGGCATTCTTTGCAGCGAACCGACCCGATCCACCATTACAGGCTTTGCACTGCCGGTAAGCATTCTTCTCTTCAAAGCGCAATTCAGGACGAGCACCTACCCCCATGAAATGACCGCAATCCCACTGGCCGCCAAAGATCATAGGTGGGTGATAAGTGCCACATGATGGGCATGGTTTCCCCTCGTCGCGTTCACGGATAAAGGCATTAAAGGCTGACTGGGCTTTTTTGATGTAGTCGCCACGGGTAAGCAGAGCCTTTTTGCGCATCTTCAGCTTGTCCTTCTGTTCCGCCTCCGCTTTTTTTTGTTTCAGCGCCCTGTTGTGGGCTATAGCACAGAGCGGGCCACAAACCTTTTGCAGGTTGCGGGCCGGAGTGAAGGTTTCACCACAGCTGGCGCACTTCTTCGGTTTGTACGTTTTCACCTTTGCAGCCGCTGGTTTCTTCACTGTTTCATCCCCCGGTGAAATACCCACTCGAATACTTCTGAACCGTTAAGCAGCAGATCATTAAAATCACCCTGCGCAGGCCAGCGCACGGAGACACTTTCCAGATCATTCTTCGCGTGCAGATTCGCCGCAGCGCATTCAAAAGCGGCGGCATGCCCAGCAGCGTTTGCATCTGAGTCTGCAAAAATAATGAGGTTCTTTACGCCAGCAGGAACACGGAACTTCTTCATGAATGCAGTGTTCATCGTCGCCCAGGTATTGCACTTAGTGATCTGATGGCAGGCCAGCGCCGTTTCGATACCTTCTGCAATACCCAGCGTGGAGGACGTAGGGAACATGCGGATAGCAACAGACTTAGCAAATTCCAGATAACTATCTTCCTGCAGCTTCATCATCTTCTTGGCTGCGCCACCTGTTTGCGCCTTTTTATCACCATCAAGCAAGGTGCGGTGCAGGTAACACAGTTCGCCACGGTCATCAGTTGCCAATGCATAAATAGCCTGCAGGTTTTTCCCGTCTACTGGCTGCTTATCGCAGAATCTGATGCTCTCAGAAGGAAGGGAATTGATACCCCTCCCTTTCAGGTAACTATCTGCCCCGGTTCCGCGCAGCGGGGTGAGCTTTGCAAACTTACGACTGACCTTTTCACGCTGTTGCGCCAGCGATGTACGTACCGGATTTACTCTGGTGCGGTCTGAGGTGTACTCGTTGCCGATCAGGCGGTCTATTTCTGAGGCCAGAACCTTAAACTCTTTGCCAGTCTTAGCGGTCAACAAGGCCCAGCCATCACCAGATCCACACACGCAGATGTATGAGCCGGTGCCGTTTTTATTGTCGCAGCGGAATTTTCCGGTACGGCCACACAGAGGGCATTCCCCCTTGAGATGGTTTTTCCCGGTGATACCAGGGAGACCATAGTGTTTAAATATTTCCGCCCAGCGACCAATCGCAGCTTGTTTGGTATTCATGCGGCATCTCCTTCTTTCTCTTTTCTCTTCGCAAAGGCGATCTGTTTTGATTTGATGAAATTCGTTACTTCCGGTGTGATTTGCTGCGGGGTGTGATGTAGCCCCCGTGGCCATACAGAGAATTTTTGTTTGTAGGTATGCGCACACCAGCCATCACTGACCGGGCGTCCCTGCGCTGCGCGGGTGCGCTGGTAAAAAAGAATCTGAGACCACCAGGATTGCTTCTGCTCAGCGGTATATTTGACTTCCGCTTTGCTTACCTTTTTCAGCCCACGGGATTTATCTGTTTCCACGTCTTCCCCGGCGAGCGGTTTAAAACCACATTTCGGGCAGATGTATATCCCGGCTGGTTTGACGAAGTGGCACTGGCTGCATTCTTTCGGCAGCTTTTCTGCTTCATCGGTCTTTACGGCTCTCTGCGGTGCTTCTTCCATGCCGTCAGACGATGAAGGGAGATAGTCGTATTCAATATCGTCTGGATAGCCCAGCTTATTAACCGTGCCTGTGTGGTCGAAGATGAGGCAGTGATCTTTACCAGGAGCGGCACGCAGGCCACGCCCAAGAATCTGAATCCAGCGCATTTCGCTTTTTGTTGGCCGGGCGAAGATAATGCAGCGAACATCACTATCAAAACCGGCTACCAGAACACCAACGTTAATGATGATTTTGGTTATGCCCTGTTCGAAGCGGCGGATCGTGAGCTGCCGTTCGTCGTGCGGTGTGCTGGCTGTCATAACTTCAACCGTCACGCCAGCGCTGGCAAATTCAACCGTGACAAAATTGGCGTGAGCGACATCTACGCAAAAACAAATCGTCGGGCGGTCTTCGCCGTTCTCCAGCCAGTTTTTCACGATGTCGCCTACCAGCTTGGCTTCGCTCATTACCTGGCTGAGCTGGTTTTCTTTGTAGTCGCTGCCATAGCCTGCTACGTATGACGTTTCCACTTTGGACAGATCAGGATGCGACGGTGCATAGAACTCATATTTGCTCAATGCACCAATGGCGATCAGTTCCTTCATGGTCGTTGGCTTAATCAGGCGCTGGTAGTAATTGCCCAGGAACTTAGCGAAAGGCGTGCCGGAAAGGCCGATTACCTTCGTTGCTGTGTTGCGAGTGAGATTGTCGATAACCTCCAGCAGTTTTTTGCGCTTCAGGTGGGCTTCATCAACGATCAACAGGTCGATATTGTCCGGGAACTCACGGCGAATCAGCGTATCCGCACTGGCAATCTGGATTAGAGCTGTGGGGTTGTATGACGGGTGATCACGCCAGACATAACTGATTTCTTCGCCAGGAAGGCCGTATTCCATGAATCGGGCTGCGGTCTGGTCCAGCAGAACCATATACGGAGCCACAAACATTACGCGCATTTCACGGCTTACAAAGCCATCAGTGATCAGCGCGGCTATTGCTGTTTTGCCGAACCCTACAGGGGCGTAGAGCATGAAGGAGTTATTCTGTTTCCAGGCGCTGCGCAGCATGTTTAACGCGACTACCTGTTTTTCGCGGGGCTGGATGTTAAGCATTAGCAGTAACCTCCCCGAAGGCCATAGCCACCAGCTCGGCGATGACAAACTTAGTGCGCTGACGCTGAACCGACAACGTAACGGTTTTGGTCCCGTCTTTGCGCTGGCGGCCTTTAAGAAAACCTCCGTGAATGTGTCGAATAAAATATTCAGAGTTAGCCAGGCGCGGAACACTGCGTACCCGTCCGAGGTTGCTGACTTCGTAGGCTTTGGAATACGGCTCAACCGGAACCGGGGCCCATTTTTCGTTAGCGTCTGAATAAATCATTTTGGCTCCTTTTGGATGTCTAAACGTCTGAACTTCCAAGCGACGTTTTCAACCCCATACAGTGATCTATCTGTTAGATCGTTCTCTTCTGGTAAAGCTGTTCCAGCCCTTCGGGCTAAAACCCAACACCGCCCCCTTTCCCCCAACCCAGATTCAGAAAATCAAACCCTGGGTGGGAGCGACGTATATCCCCTAACCGCTGGGGTATACCTCGTGCAAAACTCTCGCAATCGGCGGTTTGCCGTCCGTCGTGCGGCGTTCTGCTGCCGGAATGACACCGGCTCTGCATCAAACGCTTCCTGGTACGCCTGCGCATACGCCATCGCGATTTTTTCCCGCATACCTGCCGGGAGTGTTGCCAACTGCTCTTTAATCCACGGGGCGTCCTCACGAGCAAAAACCGTGGGCATAGTCACGTGGAAATATTCGTCCTGGTACATTGGCCCTCCTGCTTGCGTGGTGAGCCTCACAGAGTTAATTACCCTGAATTTGAAGGTCCATTTGGAATGTCGTCAGGGGAGCAAAAGACCATGAAAAGCAGCGCTAAATGCTCCTGCCACTTAGCCATGACCTGGTAACTGTTCGCTTCAATTTGAGCGCGTTCATCGCGATCTATTACGCCGTCAGCGGTTGCCTTCCGAAGGTATTGAGAGTGTTTTCCTATCCACTCAACCGACTCCATCAGTCTTTGGTTGATATCCCCGTTATCGACATCTTCAACATCGGTAAGCGGTACGAAAACTCCTCCAGAGGCTTTCGCAATAGCATTCGCGATATGGTGTGAACCACCAGCGCGCTGGAGAACCATTGCCCACCCAAACGGGAATACCTGATCGCCATCAGTACGCAGACGGTTGAACAAGGAGTTCTCAGTCACATCAAGCCATTCGGCTGCTTCTGCATACCCGCCAGGTAATTCCGCGATCGTCTTTTTGATTGCGGCCACCAGCCAGGCTGGCTGTTTCTCGACTTTCCAATCAGGTTGATTACCCACGGTTTACCTCGATTAGCTGTGGTTACTTTCACTGCTGGTTTGATGAATAATTGACTTCATCAACCTGGCAGACTTTGTTAAGACGATTTTTTATGGCTTGGGAAAGGTCTAATTTCCTCGCCCTTAACGCTTCCATCTTGTTGAATGGTCACATAAATATTTCGTCCGCTACGAATAGCCTTACTTATTGCGCATTGGATAACGCCAAAGTCGCTGGCAGTTTTTTCCTGGCCGTGAATCTTGGCGTAATCAGCTAATGTCATACGACTCATGGACACGCTCCGTATTGATACATGCAACAAAGAATACTTGGGGTATTTATTGGTGTCAATATGAAAGGTATTTTTAGTTTTAATAGTGATGGTATTAGAATGACGTTATGGAACCTAAAAAGAATCTGACGACAGAACAGCTTGCAGATGCAGCACGTCTTAAAGCTCTGTATGAGTCAAAGAAGAAAGCGCTAGGCGTCACCCAATACTCAATCGCTGATGAGCTGGGCATTACGCAAGGAGCTGTAGGGCACTATCTAAACGGGAGAAATGCTCTTAACCTCACCGTTGCCGCTGCATTTGCAAAGATTCTGCAAGTATCTATTGCTGACTTCAGCCCTTCCATTGATGAGGAAGCGCAGAAAATATTGGCAAATGAGACATCCAATGTGAAGCTGGTCGGCCCATATAAGCAAGGAAAGGAGTATCCATTGATCAGCTGGGTGCAAGCTGGAGCCTGGGCAGAGGCAATTGAACCTTACTCAGTCGATGAGATCGATGAATGGTTCGAGTCCGATACAAAGGTTTTTGGTAAAGCCTTTTGGTTGCGTGTCGAGGGCGACTCGATGACAGCGCCTACTGGCCTTAGCATTCCTGAAGGGACCCTAGTCTTAATAGATACAGGCCGGGAAGCTATAAATGGCAGTCTCGTTATCGCAAAAATGGTAGATGCGAACGAAGCAACATTCAAAAAGCTCATAATAGATGGCGGCCAAAAGTACCTTAAAGGTCTCAATCCGGCGTGGCCACTGAAAGAAATCAACGGTAACTGCAAAATCATTGGTGTGGCTGTACAAACCATGATGCGCTTGGTTTAAGCTTCAAACCCGGTACTTCACCGGGTTTTCTCTAAACAATCTCCTCTCCCCCTTCACAAAAAAAAATACCTTTAGAATTCATATCCATATCATAAATCCGGCCAAAATAAATACCCAGAGTATTTACAATAAAGAATACCCCTAGTATTCTAAAATTACACCAGCGGAAAAACACCATACGTAAACATTACGGACGGTGCATTAGCTGAATGTAGTCGAACGGCGCGACTTAAAACCATGCGTCGGAACCGTGGCGGGACAGGATGTCGGCAATACGGTGTAGTAAAAATCAACCAATGGAGGAAATCATTATGTGCAAGTAAAGCGGACAGACCGCAGCAGCCGAATGGCGGCAATCGCAGGGGCATAACCTGCGCCCGAGTCTCTCGTCGTGAGCCAGCTTCGCATCTGGTTAGGGTTAATGAATATAAGTAGCGCCGGGGAAGCATCAGGAACGCCAATCCTGAACTGGTTATGGGCGGCCATAGGGCGACAAGTTCTCAAGGGCATGAGCGCGGCCACTGCGTGAATGTGGCATGAAAATTTTATTCCAGCCCCTTCCGTATGAGGGGGTTAGGCTGAATCCACCAGCAACATAATTTTAGAAGGATTATTAATATGAACGTAACAACGGAAATATTAGCTATCCGCGATAATATTGAGTCACAACTTATCGCTACCTCCGATCTTAACAGATTCGTTACTCAGTTAAGCTGGAAAATGAGCACCCTACTGACCGAACTTGAGGGTGCGTCTGATCTTATTAATTGTATTTTAAAAACTGGTCACCTGAACCTACCACCCAGCCTGCGTAGCTCGCTAGATCAACTGGCAAAAGATTCTGACTCTTTGAAATTACTTCTAAGTAACTCTGAGCTTTATCGCTCAATTTGCTCGGCACAATCTCATCAAGAAGAACAAACAACTTTGCATAAAGACTCAAGCTGTTAATTTGCTCAAGGCTCCAGTTCGTCTTTAGAAAAACCAAGTGATGCAGAGAGTTAATTCCATCAAGAAGAATTAATGAATTTTTATATTTTAGACGATGCTCATGCAGGTAAAGTTCTATAAGAATCAATTTATAAAGATGACTTCTGCAATGGGATACGCTGGTTGTGTGAGGATTATTTCTGTAATCAAATTCAGTAATTTGGTAGTGCTTAGCAAGTTCAGGAATCATTGCTGAGTAAAGATTTTCATATCCGTTCATATTTTACCCTCTTGGCTGTGTGAGAACTCCCAAGATACCACCGAGCCTGATGTGGTGAAAAGACAGGCCTATCGCTGTGTGAGGCTGTTCACTTGGCGGTTATCCAGTCTTCCACCAATCAAACAGGAGGAAGAGGATAATGTTCTGATGGGTAACCGCCCTTTTTATTCAATGTGTCCGCTCCCGGTGTTGGCTGGGCTGCCCAACCCAGCGCGGGTTCAACTCCTGCCGGATACCTAATTAATCGGTGATTTATATGACCTTCCGTAACGTTAATTTCCCCTATGGCGACCTGATGCGCGTCCCTCGCGGTGTGCAAGCTGTTCGCAACCCTAAATCATTCGTTCGCTTCTGGCGGCAGAGCTGGATGTACAGGCTTCTTACCCAGAAAGGCGATCCTTGCTGATAACTGGAGATAATTATGTCCGAAACCAAAAATACCACGCCGTTTAGCCAGCAGCTGGCGTACATCAACAAAGGCACTCTCGATGCCGAGCTGACTGAAGCGCTGGCCGAAGTCATCAAGGCTGTACGTGAAACGGGTAAAAAGGGAGCTGTGACCCTTACCCTTAACTGTTCAATGCTGAATACCCGTGACGAAAACACCATGAAGGTCACGCCAAAAGTAACCCGCACGATCCCGGAACTGGACCGCGCCGATACCATCATGTTCTCTACCGCTGATGGCGATCTGCTGCGTGATGACCCGGCGCAAGTTCAGATGGATTTGAAAGTTATCGAACAAGCACCGCAAGCTGCGCCTATTAAGCTGGCTCAGTAATCCCACCCTCTTTTTCAACTCACCTATCTAAAGGAATTATTCAATGTCTCAAATTGAAGGCTCTGCCGTGCACGACATCCGCGATCTGGTTGCTGCAACGCTGAAAACTAATACCGACATCCCTTCCGTCGTCGTCCCGGATGGCTTCGATATCAAATCGTTAGAAAGCCTCCAGAGTGCCCCGTCTCGTATTCGCCAGAATACAAACCTGATTTCCCCCGGTTCGCTAATCGCATATATCCAGCGATTCCGTGATACGCGTTCTGTTGTTTTCGCCGACAAGACAAAAACCCGGATCGTCGCGGTGCTGGACTTCCACCAGGACGCCGATAACCCACACTGGGGAATGCACAAAGCAGTTTATGACTGTCCTTTCTCTGATGACTGGAAAGCATGGGTGGGGTCTGATGGTAACAAGATGAATCAGATCGACTTCGCTGAGTTTCTGGAAAACAACATCCAGAACATCGCGCCGATTAGCGATAACTATAAAGGCCCGTCCGGTACCGATCTCCTGGAAATGGTACTCGCCTTCCAAGAGACAAGGAAAGTTGAGTTCAAGTCAGTTAAGCGCCTGCAGGACGGAACCTGTCAGTTCCAGTACAGCGATGATAAATCCGGCTCAGGTAATACCAAAATCCCGGAAAAAATCAGCCTGGCAATCGCGCCTTTCCATAATGGCGCACCGTACCAGATTGATGCGCGAATTCGCTACCGCCTGCGCGACGGTCAGCTGGTCCTCTGGTATGAGCTGATCGAGCCGAAAAAAATCATTGAGCATGCCTTCCAGGAGATCGTAGCCGATATGGAAAACCAGCTCGGCGATGAACTGCCTATCTACGAAGGCTCCATCTAACCCATCCATCCCGTGTGTTGTTTTATGCGCCTCCAGGTGGGGCGCATAGCGAAGCACTCCCTAATTCAAAAAGGTGACCATATGCCCAGCTTAGGCCAGCTCTATAACGATAAAGAATCCGGGTTAACTACCCGTAAAACTTATAACGTCCCGATCGCCTCAATTTATGCGGAAGAAGGCTACAACGTTCGCGAACTGAATCAGGCGCATGTCGATGAATTCCGCGATGCGTTTATTGCCGGTGAATATATTCCTCCGCTGGCCGTCGAAGTTACTGAGCGTGGTGTAAAGGTGATCGACGGCCACCACCGCTATCACGGTGCGCTCGCTGCTATTGCTATGGGACACGATATCGTGCGCCTTGAGTGCAAAGATTTTGTTGGTACTGAAGCCGATAAGATCGCGTTTATGGTGACTAGCTCGCAAGGGCTGGCACTTACTCCCCTTGAACGTGGTGCGGCGTATCACCGCCTTCAGAATCAGGGATGGAGCCCGGCAGAGATTGCCGCAAAAGTTAAGCGTTCAGAGTCCGATATCCTTCAACATCTCCAGCTTCATGAATGCACCCCGTATATCAAAAAGCTGGTTCGCGATGGCTCTATGAACTATGCCATTGCGATTGGCATTTCTCGTGAACATGGCGTTTATGCAGACCGGGAAGCCGCCAGGCTGATGAAAAAAGCAGAAGCAGCCGGGAAAACCAAAGTCACAAAGAGCATCGCCAAGCCACAATTCAATGCAGGAAAGGCGCGGAAGTTTCTGGAGATCATCTCATCATGCAAAGAGACCACCAGCGGCGGACTGATCATTGAAGTACCACCAGCAATGCAGGCCGAGGTGCTGTCGATTCTTCAGGAATTCCGCTACGAAACATCGGCACCTGGGGAAGGCGAGCAAAACAATGAACAGACCTCATCATCTGAAGAAAGTGATGCCGCATGACAGAAACTATCCTCAAATGCCCTACCTGTGGGGCTTTACCTCAATTCTCCTGGCATGGTCATAGCCCCTATATGTACTGACCCCAAAAAGTTGGACAGTTAAACACGAGGCACATAGGTCTGGGTTCGATATTCAATTGGACTCAGACCTTTTAATTTCAGGCTAATTCTTCTGCTGTTGTAGTACTCAATATATTCCGTAACAGCATCCTTCAGTTCGCTTATATTACTGAACTCGTCAAGATAAAAACACTCCGACTTTAAGGTTCCAAAGAAACATTCCACGACTGCATTATCCAGACAATTCCCTTTTCTTGACATGCTCTGTGTAATACCTTGTTCTTTAAGGATGTTTTGATACCTTCTCATACGATACTGCCATCCCTGGTCAGAGTGCAGAATAGGATGCTCGTGAGGCTTAAGCTTTTTGAATGCCTGATCGAGCATATTCTCGACCATGTTCATCACAGGTCTTTCCGACAGGCTATAAGAAATAACTTCGTTGTTGAAGAGATCTATTACTGGAGACAAATACAGCTTGCGCCCATTGACTGCAAATTCAGTAACATCGGTAACCCACTTCTCGTTTGGCCGTGTAGCCTTGAAATCCCTTTGGAGAACATTGGGGGCGGTTTGCCCTATCTCTCCTCTGTAGGAGCTGTATCGCTTGACCTTAATCGCTGCCTTAAGCGAGAGGGTTCCCATCAGGCGCTGAACAGCTTTATGGTTAATCCGTTCCCCGTCTCGATGGAGAGACAACGTTACCCTGCGGTATCCGTATCGACCTTTATTCTCGTGATAAATCTCACCAATACGCTTTTTAACATCCGCATACTTATCAGGCTTGCTGAGAGCCTTTAGATGGTAATAAAACGTACTGCGCGGTATCTCCGCTGCCTTGAGAAGCTCATCAAGAGGGTAAAACTGCCTTAGCTCGTTGAGTACTTTCACTTTTTCGCGGGATGAGCTAAGGCTTTCAGCTTTTTTAGATACGTAAGCCGCATTTCAAGGAATCGAACTTGTCTTTCAAGATCTTCGATACGTCGGTCTTTCGACAGCTCCAATGCTAACGCCGCTTTTTCTGGATCAACTGACATTGTAATGTTTCTTTTGGTGCCGATCTTGAGTGCGCGTAAACCAGCTTCTCCGTGCTCCTCATAGACTTTCAGCCACTTGGCTACAGAACCACTACCAGCAAGCATAAAGTGAGCAGCAGCCTGATTGAGGGACATCTGCTGCTCGGTCACGGCTTTCACGACCTTAATGCGCAACTCTGGATCAGCACTAACGCCTTTAGGTTTGGGAATTAAACCTTTTTCTCCATGTTTTTCATAGAGGGCAACCCACGTCCTGACCTGGGTTCGGGGTACACCAAAACGTGCAGAGATGATCCTGTAACCATCATCAGTTGTGAAGTAGTGATTCACGACTTCAAGGCGCTTTTCGAAGGGGTATTTTGGCTTTGACATATCAGGGACTATTCCATTTCATCGTCCAACAAAATGGGTGCAGTACAATATGCGTTATGGGGCTTTGCAATGTCCGCACAAACATCATTCTGTAAAGGTGACCTACCACGCCGATAGCATTGGTGCCGCGCGATTGAATCTGATTCAACAATGGGAGGTGTTAGTAAATGATTTTCAAAATTTACCGTGATCCCATTCTGCGAAAGACATTAATCCTGGATGCAATAGTTCTGGTTGGAGCGGCATCGCTTTCTGCGCTGGGAATATGGCTGGTCAATCAATGGGTGGCAGCATGAATGTCAAATGCTTAAAAGATACCGAAGGATACTGGACGGAAGGTGAAATGTATCCGGCCCGTGTAGTGGCTGGCGGGTTTGTCCAAGTCGGCGACGATGACGATCCCAATGGCGAAGGCTGGAGCGCTGCACCAGTGGAATATCGGGACGATGGATCGATCGTTTATCAGGTCGGCGGTATTGAGGGTGAAGTGTTATTCGAGGAGGCCAGCCATGACTGATGCCCTGACGAAAGAAAAAATCATTGATGCTATGCGCAGTTCTACTGAGGGCTTCGCCTTCTTAATCGTCGATTCGTTGGAGTTTGAACTTAAGCGCCAGCTTACCGACGCTGAACAGCAGGAAGTTTCCACAGTTGTTGAACAGTTGGTTCTAACGTTTCCTGAACCATGTCCGCGCTGTGGCGTAACATCTACCCGCCCGAATGGTGAGCATTATTGCCATGCTAACAGCGTGAGGGCTGAATAAATGACCAATAACCAGTTAACCAGAGAACGTCTGGAAAAAATTAAATCATGGCGTGAAACCTATGGCGCCGGAAGCAACGTAATGCTGCCAGCAGAAGAAGCGGAAGAGCTGGCCCGCATGGCGCTGGCCGCAATGGACAGAGACAAGGTGCGCAACGAGCACGCCGAGTGGTCACAGGCAACTTTCGGCAATGTCGGCCCGGTTGGCCCGCTGAAGCACCTCAGCAAAGAAGCGCTGGAAGCTGCCGCCGAACCCGATGACCTCAGCGAGTGGGCAGATATGCAGTTCCTGCTATGGGACGCCCAGCGCCGTGCCGGTATTACAGATGAGCAGATTACCCAGGCGATGATCGATAAGCTGGCAGTAAACAAGCAGCGCTCATGGCCAGAGCCAAAAGACGGGGAACCAAGGCTGCACATCAAAGAACGACCTCGTAAAAAAGTAGACCGCTGTGATGTTTGTACTGAAGGGGCTCGCGGTGGGTGTGGAACGTGTATTTTTAACGGTAATTTTGAATGAGGTGCTTATGACTTCTACAGACTTTATGGAAGAGAAAGAAGTATTTGACCTGCTGCGTAAGAAGAAAACTGCTGTTTGGAGATTACGAAAGGATCATGGTTTCCCTAAACCTGTACTTACATATTCAACCCGATACAGCCGTAAAGCAGTATTACAGTGGATAGAATCTGGAGGGATAAACAGCCAGTATTAATTATTATTAATCCTTTAATGTAAAATAAACACAATGAAGAAGCACTTTCCTTTATGATCTCATGAGAATCATTTTTGATTATTTAACATTTTGATGTATAATTAACCACATTATTATTAAAGATAACTGGAAAGTGCGATGAATCTATATAAATACCAACGCATTAGTTTGGACTCTCTAAGTTCATTGAGTAATTGTTGCTTATGGTTTTCTGGTTTTGATAATCTTAATGACCCATTTGAAGGCACATATGAATTAACTGCTCAAATGATATTTGGTGAGACAAATAATGTGAACAAAGTCAATGGCACTATTTCTGCTCTAGTTAATGATTCTGGAGTATGTTGCTTCTCAAAAATCAACCCAATAGATCAGATCAATTTTAAAGAAAGCACCTTGATGTGGTCTCATTATGCTGCGCAATTCTCAGGAATATGTATTAAATTTGACCAAGGTAAACTTTTACAGTCTCTTAATGAGAATAAAGAATCTCGAATCATTCATAAAAATGTTATTTATACATCACTCGCACATACAATTAACACCTTCAACGAAGCAAAAGATGAAGACATTATTTTTAAAAAACATAATGCTTGGTGGTATGAGGAAGAATACAGACTGGTAAATATACAATCTGGAAAAAACAGATTATTAAAATATTCCCCGATGGCAATTCAAGCTATTTATGTCGGTGGACGAGTCAGCCACTCAAGCCTGAATCTTGTGAAGATAATAAGAGATAGCATTAGAAAAGACATTCCAATTTTCAATGTTTCCGTAAGCAATTCCGGATATAAATATGACATACATGACTTTGACGAAAATTAAAAAACTAAGATTCAAAAAAGGGGTATTATTACCCCTTTATCATTGGTTTTCTTGTCAGAAAAATCAAACCTTCTTTGTAACTTTGCAAGCTAATATTTAACTATATTTTTAGCATACCAAAAAATTTTATCTGCATAAAGTTCATAAGCTTCTTTCTGTTCCACCAGCCAATCGTGTTTGTTATACACCGCCATCACTCCTCCCAACTCATGCCCGAGCATCTTTTCGGTGACGTGCGGCATAACCCCTTCCCCTGATAAATTCGTCACCAGCGAGCGCCTGAAGTCATGTGTTCGCCACTCTGGTATATCAATTTTATCCCTTAATTTTTTCATATAGAGATTTGCTGACGAGCGATCTATAGGCTTGTCCAGTTCCTGCCCGGGAAACAGAACATCATTTCCAGCATTGAGGAGCCTTTCAACAAAAGGTTTCACCTGGTCAAACACCGGGCGACGGATAACGTTACCCATCTTTGAATGTTCTGCTGGAGTCGTCCAGATAAGATCATCCATATTGAACTCACTGGCAGTAGCAAGGCGCAGCTCTGATAGCCTGGCTCCCCAAAGCAAAAGCAGCTGATGAAGCACCTTGTTAGAGGTAACGATCTTGTTGTTCTCCAGCGCCAGCCAGATTTTAGCCAACTCGGTATACGTGAGAACACGGCTACCCACATCAGGTTTTTTTCCAATGGTCTTAACGCTAAGCTTCAGGACCTCGCACGATGGGATCAACTGGCGGCTGATACACCAGTTCATTACAGAACGTAGTTGTAGAAGAAGCACCCTGGCCTTTTTGCTGTTCTTCTTTTCCTGCTTATCAAAGAAACGCACCCATGCAGAAACAGGAATGTTTACTACCGGAGCGTCCGGGAATTCTGTGTACATCGTGTTGTACACAACTGACTTGTACAGCGTCTGAGTGTTCGGCTTCAGCGTTTCAACATACTTGCCCCACCACTGATCCAGGCACTCTTTGAGAGTCAGCTCGCCATCTTCTTTGGCAAAATAATTTTTCGGGTTTAGCCCCTTGAGGTACAATTCGCGCATCTCACCGACGACAACGCGCGCCTCCTTGAGAGACATAGCGGGATAGCGGCCAATGGAGAGGCGAACGGGCTTACCGTTCCAGCGATAACGAAACTGGAATGTGATCGTGCCTGTGGGAGTTATGCGTACACTCAGCCCGTCACCATCTGTGACCTCAGCTGCGCCGCTGTATGGCTTAGCATTGATGCTACGGAGTTTGGTATCACTAAGGGCCAC